GCCTAGGTCTGCAAGATTTACGTCTTCCATATCCCCGTGCACGATCGTGGGAAGCGTTGGGGAGGCGCCCGGAAAGCTGTTGAGGGCTAGGAGGCGCGGGATAGCGTAGCGGTTGAAAACCTCCGCGACCATGTCGAGGAAGGCGCCGATGGCGTTGGCAAACAGCCCGGTCTTCGAGGAGGCCAGGGCGAAGGAGCCGACGGACTGCGCGCCCAGAAGAAGGAAGTCGGCTAGGGCCACCATAGCAATTCTGTGGTCGTGTCGGGCGATAACTTTATCGGTGTCGAAGGCCCGAGCGCCGCCGGACGACATCAGCTTGAAGTCGTACTTGAGCTTTCCCGCGGCGTCGTAGTCTAGGGGAAAGACAACGCCCTCCTGGGCGTCTCTTTTTACGTTGACCACGATATTTTTAATATTGTTATAGATAGCCTTTTGGCCCGGGGAAGCCGCGCTGGATAGGATCTCGGGCGGTACTAATGCCACGGGGAGCCCACAAAGATCCCGCTCGATCCCGATTGCCTCCAGCTCCTGAATTGTTTTTTTCAGGTGCCAGTTCGCAACGGCCCCACGAAATATGGAGCGCCCCTCCGGGTTATTTTTTTCAACGGACGTGCGGAAGAGAAGCATTTTTTCAATCGGTATACTAACCATATCGTAGGTCGGGGGCGCCTGCTGGACAATGCCCTGAAGGCCTCCGTTTTCGTCAAACACCCATTGGTAAATGGAGTCCTGCGAGCGGGGGGATATCCGGCGCCAGCCCACGCGGCCGTCGTCGAACTTCGAGGGCGAGTCCTTGTCGCCTGGGCCGTTCCTCCGCTTATAAACGATCTCATGCGCCGAGTGCCCATAGGCGAGCATCGAGAGGGCCTCGTCCACAATATCGGACCAGGTCATGCTCATATCGCCCATGCACTCTTCGAGGAACTGCGCGACGGCCTTGTCGGGCTCGGAGTCGGAGACCGACTGCACGCGCCATTGAACGCGACGGCAAAGGGTGCGGATCGCGGATATCACGGCGGAGGCCACCGGGTCGTTCATGGACATTTCTTTGAAAACGGAAACGCCGCGCTGTCCGGTGAGTGAAGCGATGTCTTCAAACACCATTCCGCTGAAGCGCTTCAGGCCGGACGCGCCTAGCTCAGAAAAGTTATCCACCCGGCCGAAGTCAACTTCCTCTTCCTTAAGATCGCTCATGCAAAAAAGCGTATAGGATGAAACTATAGCCGTCCACTTGAAATCGACCGGGAATATTTCGGCCGGTTAAGAAAAATTAAGTCCGGTTAAGAAAAATTAAATGGACTTAACCCGGAGGGGGGCGAAGCCGGCCCCCGGTTAAGAAAAATTAAATGGACTTAAAAAAAATTTACTCGGCCCAGGGGCCGTCGCGGTCCAGGTCGTCGGCGTACCTTCGGAGGGCCGCTTCAACATAACGGTTCATGGACGTTTTCAGGAGCTTCGAACGCCTCCGCGCCCCCTCCATGACGTCCCTCGGGACACGGGCGGACACCTGGACGCGCTTCTCCGTGCGCCTAATATAAGCGGCGGTCGGAAGGCGATCCCACACCCCGCTTGCAACGGCCTCGGTGGCGGCGGCGATAATCTCGTCCACGGCCTCCTTCGATAGGTCGGGCCACCTGGCGTAAACGTCCTCGGCCGAGGGGTCGATCAGGAATCTCTTTAAGTTTTTTTTCACGCCCTCGCGCCGGGCCGAGTCCTGCTCCACGGTTAGGCCCATCAACTTTGCTTCATCTTCACGGTTCATAAAAATTCTCCTAGGCGGTGTTCGGGGGGCGGCCGTCCGTGGCCAACCCCTTTTTACCCTACGCTATTAACTTCAGCTTTTTTTCTTTTACAGTTTCGGCCAGCTTCCAAAGGCCTTTGTTCAACGCCACGGAGGCGTCGATAGCCTTCAGGGGCATCGTTTTGATCCGGCGTTTTTTCGGGCCGGACACTCCGGTTAGGCCGCCTTGAATGAGGTGCTCCTGCACGACGTTGAAAGTGCGCCAGAGATCGGCGCCCTTGTCCTGCTCCCGGCGGAGTTCTAAAACCTGGTCGGCGGACACCGGCGGAAGGTCCGTGCCGTAGCGAAGCCCTAGCGCCTGCGTTGCAAACGAGAGCTGCTCGTCGCGCGATAACTGGATATCCCGCATAGCGCCGACGGAGTCCATCACCAGGGGGATAGAGTCTAGCACGCGGAAGCTCGCCTCGATAACGTCCGAGGCCTTGCCCACATGCCTAACCGCTATCCGGTTGAAGAGCGTGTTCGCGGCGATCAGGCCGTTTTCGCACACGATGCGAAAGATGCCGGCATGAAGTTGGTAACTCATCTTGCCGTCGTGGGAGTTGACCATGACCAGCACCGGAACGTCGCCGTGCTTCGCGTGGGCCTCCTGCTCGCGGCGAAACTGGATCACGTGTTTTTGAAAGCCCTGGCGGTGCGCCGCCTTTGCAACGGACTGCTGGGCGTCGAAGGGGTACCACCCGACGTTACGAAGTCCGGAGACGACCTCCGCCGTCGAAATGAAGCTGTACTTCGAGGAGGTTTTCGAGGACGGGGCCTCGGCGAATATTGAGGGGGCCTTGCCTGTTAGGGCCTGGTTATCTAACGCGGTTATGTTATTCATCGGTCCTTCTTGTTCGTGTTCATGAGGGGGCCATGTCAGTGGTCCCCTTTTTTTTTGTCCGGCGCCCAAATGCGGCCGGCGTGGGTGTTTAGTAATACATGGCCGTGGGGGAAGCAAGAAAATAAGATAGCTTATTATGCTAGCTTGTTTTTTCGGGAGGCCGGTGGTAACCAGGGGGCATGAAAAACAATTCGTATGGCGAGGACTTTTTAGAGTTTGCAAACGCGCTTTACCTACACGCGCAGGGCGTTGCCAAGAACGAGGCCGAGTTAACCCCCGGCCTGAAGTTCCGGGATAGCTCATTTGAGGAGTGGTTGTGCGCGCCGGCGCAGGAGTCGATTGAAAGCTTCTACGAGACGTTCGTGGCTATGAAGAAGGCGGGCCTTTTGTCCACGCCCCATGAGTGGATTTACGAAGCCGAGATGGCCCTGGCGAATGAGAAGCCAACGGATAGCGCGCGTTACGTTCGGGCGGCGGAGGCCGCGAGAGATAGCGAGCGATTCCTTCGGGCCGCCAAGGCCGCGCTGGACGCCGAGGCCGGCGTGGTTCACTAGGGTGTTGACGGTCGAGGAGTTCATAAAGCTATCAAAGATGGCTAAGGGGGGATTTATGAGTGGGGAGTTTGTACAGATAACAAGGATGATACAGGGCGCGATAGGCAAGGCCGAGAACGCTATGTTCACGCAAGGGTTCACCGAGCCCGTTACCTTCGGGGCGCTCAAGTGGTCGCCCACGGGGCGGAAGTTTGAGATCACCTGCCGGGGCGAAATTTTTAAGCTATGCTCCTTCGAGGTTCGCTCGGCGCACTACGCCGACCTACCCGGGCTAGTCGACGCGGCGGAGGCGGCTATGCTGAAGAAGTGCGGGGCCGAGGATCTTAAGGCCGGGGTTGAGGACGTCCTAGCCGCGCTCAAGTGCAGGGACATGAAGCCGGCGCGCGAAGTGGCCGGCGATAGCTTGGGGAACGCGTGAGCGTTAACGAGGAGCTGGCGTTCTGCGCGCAGGTAAACTTTGAGAACTTCGAGCAAGACTTCCCCCTGGCAAAGAAGCACCCGTTTTATTTGATCGCCAAGGCGCAGCTTGACGAGTCGCTAGGCGGCGACGCCGTCGAGGACTCACTTAGGCCATACGCCGTGGACCCGGGGTGGGGGTGGAGGCCTCCCGAATCGGGTTAAGCGGAAGGGCGCTTGTTAAGAAATACATAAAATAAGTAAAATAGCCGCAATACCTCATTCGCCATATTTTAAGTATTACAGAGCTTTTTAAGGGGCTACCACGTTCCGACGCCGGGGGTGCTCCCCCATACGCTAGGGCTAGGGCGTTGAAACACGCTGTTGTCTGAGAGGCCCTCCATATCCCACGCGCCGGATTTATAAAGCACGGCTAGGGCCTGGGTAACCGAGTCCACCTGGTCGTCGTGCTTCGCGTTCGGGAAGGAGGCGAACTCCTCCACGAGGTCGTGGACCCACGGGGCGATAGAGGGGTCGGGCACGAAGACGTTCCCGGCGGCGAACATCGATGCCACGGCCTGGACGCGCTCGGTCTTCGAGCGGGAGGCCCGGACGCCGACGACCCCGGGGATCTCTAACTTCAGGTGGTCGATAACGGCCGACCCGTTGGCGGCGTCCTCGACGTATATCCCGTTCACGTTTGGGTACTTGTAGCGGAGCTGCCGAATAGCCCCTATGGACGCCGTAAAGGCCATCCTAGCGCGAAACAGATCGAGAAGGTACATAGAGGCCCCGGACCTAGCCCAGGTCGTCCCCACGACGTAATCGGAGCTTGCGGCGTCCTTGAACGTCAAGTCCCACGACTGAATCACGAGGTCGGGCTCGGCGGGCGCCACTTTGTAAAACTTAAACCACTCGCGCTTGATCAGCCCGCCCTCGGCCGGCGCGGGGCGTTGCTGCATTTGACCGGCGTAGGCCATAGGGCCCATGTTGGATTTAAACTCGGCTATCTCCTTCTTCCCGAACCGGGCCGGCCAGAGGGGCTCGCCGTCGGCGGTGCGCGGGTCCACCCACCCGATCCGAGTGGGCTTGCTTCGGCCCTCGAACTCGGCGGGGAGGTTCAAGTGCTCCCAGCCGGCGTTCTTATCCAGAACGTGCTGGCTTAGGTCCTCCTGATGGAGCCGCTGCATGATAATTATTTTTGTCGTCGTCTTGGGGTCGGTCACCCGGGAGCAGAACTCGACGTCGTACCAGGTCGACACCTTCTGGCGCCGGGTCTGCGAGAAGACGTCCATCGGGGAGTTCGCGTCGTCGACCACGAGGCAGTCGGCGCCGAGGCCCACGACGGTTCCTTCGACCGAGGCGGCCTGGCGGGCGCCCTGCTCGGTGTTCGTGAACTTCAGCTTTTCGTTCTGGTCGTCAGATAGGTCCCACGGGACCTCAAACGAGGAGCGGTACCACTCGGACTCGACAAGAAGCCGGGTGGCAAGGGAGTCCCGCTTCGAGAGCTTATAGTCGTGGCTAGCGAAGAGGAACTTATGGCCGGGCTTGTTCAGCCAGACCCAGGCCGGGAACATGACCGAGCAGATTGAGGACTTCGCGTGCCTCGGCGGAATGTTTATCAGTAGGTTTCTGATTTGCCCGGCCAGCACCGCCTCCAGGTGCTCCGCGATGGCATCGATGTGCCAGCCCGGGACAAACGGCGTGTTCGGTTCGATAATAGGCCACGCCAGCGGGATGAACTTTGCCAGCGAGGTCCGCGCGGCCACGGCCTTCCTGCGGTTCCACTCCAGAATAATAGCCCGCTTATCCATCGTTCTTCGCGGCCTTCCCGCGGATCTCGTCCGCGATTTTTAAAAACAGGCTTTCAAGCTCGCTATCTGGTAGCCCGGCCAGAGGGTTCTTGCCCGTGGGCCCCCCTTTGACCTCGACCTCCATCTTGGAGTCCACGCGCCATTCCGGCCAGTGCTTCTCCAGGAACTTCATCGTCAGGTTCGGGTGACGGCCGTCGGTAACCATTCGCAGCAAAACGAAGGCGGCCTGGACCGCGCCCTTGGAGCCCCCGTGCTTCCAAATCTCGGCGGCGCGCTCGTCGCGCTCTCGAATACGCGCGAGCGTGTCCTCCGAAATTTTTAAATAGTTGGCTATCTCGTACACCGGGACCTTCGCGGCGCGCATCGAGTCAAGAAGTCGGTAGTCGTCCTCGTCCAGTTTTACCTTCTCGCGCGGCGGCTTCGGGTTAGGATTCCCGCTCCGAGGAAGCCGCTTTCTTCTCTTCTTTTTTTGCTCCATATTTCCCCCTCGCGTCAAACCGGAAAGCCTTTCGGCTAGCGGCTATTCACGATTTTACCCGCAATGATCAGACTTATTCCACAGTTCATTTCTGTCAACTACTCTTTTTTACACAACAAGCGGTCAACTATAAAACTATAGGCCCTTTTCCGACGGGGGGATAAATTAAATTACCGCCCTAGCTCAAAACCCAATATCCTATCCCGAGGCCCCCTTTCGGCGGCGGTTTGCATAACCCGTGCATAAAGTATGCGGAGGATATCCGATGTTATACGACCTAGAGCCAATAACGCTTTCTATCCCGGTTATCCCGCCAAGCTCGAACAACCAGTACAAGCTGTTCACGCGCGGCGGTAAAACCTACCACGTTGCGTCGGAAGGCCTGAAGGCCTACCGGGCGCAGATGGAGTACTTCCGGCTAACCCACCTCCCGCAGGTCGCGGCGGCCAGAAAAAAGGCCGGCACCTGGCTGAAGCTCGGGGCGCTCCTGAGCGTTCACTCGACCTTCCACCTTGACCGAGGAAGGCTGTGGACGCTGGCCACGAAAAAAGCCGCGCCGCATCCGAAAAAAATGGATAGCAGCAACAAGCTGAAAGGGCTGCACGACGTTCTCGCCCTCCCGGGTTGGCTCGACTGCGACGACTCGTACTTCTTCGCCGTCGGCGCCGAGAAGGCCACGGCCCGCCCGGGGTCGCTTGAAAAAACCGTCTTGGAAATAGCGCCGCACTTCCACGACGACGGCTTTCTAACCCGGCTTTTTAAAGCTATCCCCCCCGACAGAAGCCACCCCGGCAGGGATCGCTAGTCTCGGGAAGTTGTTGGCGTACTCGTCGCCGGCTAAGCAATAGCAGCGAAAGCCGTGCGGGTAGTTCAGGCCGTTGGACCCCGGAACGTCGGTGACCACAAGCCCTTTGCCCTGGCAGCTAATACACCCGCCCGCGTTGGTTCGGCCGGGGATAACAAGCTGGTAAAGCGTGCCCATTTTTTCGTGCATAGTTTTCAGTCCGCCGTTTTTCAAACGAGAGTTTTTAACTCCACCCCCAAGCTTTTCAGGGAAACTTCCTCGAGGGCGGGTCGACTAGTAGCCATACCGGATCGCTGGCGGTGAATCAACCCCATGAGAGCTTTTCGCACTTGGCTTTTCAGAATCGGCACTTCGTCCGTACTCGTCACGCTATGCCAGAAAACCTGCCAGCCGCCCTGGGCCTGGATATACTCCCAGCCGAGCGCCCCGATTTTTAACTGCGCCCGGGACGTTCCGACGGAGTCGGCGCCGTACAAACGCTGCGCGGCGAATATGCTATCGGCTACGATAGCCGCCTCCTCCTCGCGGTCGATCTGCGGGCGCGCCAGCCCGAAGATTTGACCCGGCTTCGGCATGAACCGGGACAGCTCCGGGTCGAGACAATACGCTTTGACCGCCGCGTTAAGCTCCTCCTCGGTTAGCTCGCCCAGAAGGGCGCACCAAATCTGAATTAAGCTCTCGGTTATTTCCTTCTCGTAGACCTGGCCTAGCCCGGCCAGAGTAATAGCTATATCTCGTCTCACTGCAAAATCCCCTGTACGCGTTCTTTTTCGTCGATGTCCCGCAGCACTTTTTCAAGCACAGCGGCGTTGTGGTCCTGGATCGCTCGGGCCTTTGTCTTTGGGAAGTTTACCCCACCTCCGACGCCCGGGGCCAGGGGCTGACGGTCTAGCTCGCGCCAATCTGTTACTAGAAACCGTTCAAAGTCCTTCTGGTACTTCTTCTCCGGGTTTTCAGCGAGGTAGGTTTTGATTGCCCTTCCCAGGGTTTCCTGTAGGGCGTCGTCTAGCTTGAGCTTATTCCACGCGTCGCCGCTGGCCTTCTTGTCGCCCTTTCGGCCGTAGGCATACCAGGCCCTCTCGAACTCGATGGGGTAGACGGCGTGAACGCCCCCGGTTGGCCTTGCCTTCTTCGCGGGCGGTGGCTTATCCCCGTCGCTGGCGAGAAGGGGTAAAAGCTCGGGCTGGTTATTACCCGACTCCGTTGGTGTGGCGCTCCCCCCCCCTGTACCCGATTCGTTTTGTCTGGGATAAACCCCTGATTCCTGGTTTTGGGGGCTTTCGCTCGGGGTTTCGTTTTTAGAAACCCCAATAGTATTTTGTATTACTTCTTCTTGTATTTGATTGTGAGTAAGAGCAGGAGCAAGAGCAAGAGCAAGAGGTTGGATTTGCTGCAGCTCTGCTTGCGTTTGCTGTAGCGGTGCTGTAGCAGTGCTTGCGTTTGCTACCGTAAAAGGGGAGCTTTCGGGGGCGCCGACGCGGGGCAGCGGGTCGCTAACGCATGGTATTACCGGGCCAACGCTGGGCGTTAACTCGGGGACCTGCGCGGCGTCCGACGGCGCGTTTAGCTCCGTTTTAGCACTGCTTGCGTTTGCTGTAGCACTGCTTGGCTTTGCTACAGCAGCACGCCTGGCCTTAGCCGAAGCAACGCCGCCCCGCCGGCCGGCCTCCGCCTTAGCCAGCAGCCAGCCGAACTGCTCCTCCGAGCGCATAATTAAAATTCCGTCTTGGTACTCCTCGGCCACGCCACACTCTAAAAGGGGCGGCGCCCAGGAAAGCATTGTAAATATCTTTTTCGGAATAGGGGCCCGGTTAGGGCAAAAGTATGGGGCCGCGATTCTATAGGCGGCCATTAGGTTTCCAATAGACTCGCAATAGCCGACTTTTTGGCTAAGGGCCATCATTCGCGGGTCCGTCAAAAGGTCGTCGTCTAGGTTAATTCTCACGCGCCCCCCCTTCCGTCAGGGCCGGCCGCTTTGAGTTTTGGTGCTTTTTTGTATTTCGATGTTGCGAAAACAGGGTGTACAACTTATACCGTCCTTGTCTGGGTTATTGGTTTCTTGCCTGGGTACTGGTTAACTGTCCTTGTCCGAGTTAGCCGCCTTGACTGAGCTACGGCCCCGGTTGAAAAAGAAGAGGGCGGCGCTTAGAGCGTCGTCCGTTTAAAGTGTTCTAGACTTATTTAATTATCTGGTCGCTTTCTCCCTTCTTTCTTTCGTTCGTTCGTTCGTTCGTTCGTTTCATCACACAAACACAAACTATTATCGGGGGGCGCTTCGTAGGCGCCTCCCCTATAACCACCTAAAGTCAATACCCGCGGTTTTGCCCCGGTGCCACAAAAAATCTGGCCGGCCGTTACTTTTATTTTTTTTGATATTGCGCGTTGACCTTCGGCGGTCGTTGGGGTTAACGTAGGCTGGTTCTCCTTTCTTCCTTGCGTGGGAAGGGTTAACGACACTGTTTCGGCTTCTGCTCCGGGTGAGGTACAACCACCCGGGGCTTTTTTTTTGCCCGCCGGGGAAACAGCGAGCGGCCTTGATGTCAGATCGCCCGACCGTACCACGCGTTGCTAGGGCCCTTCAAATACTTTCGCCGCCCCCCCTTGACACCGGTCCCGTTTCGTGGAGACATACATAAAATATCGAAAATACTAGCAATACCATAAATCAAAAGAAGGAGGTCTTTTCATGATTGTCGTGATTATAAACCACAAGGGGGGCGTGGGTAAAACGACCACGACGGTAAACCTAGCCGCCGCTCTAGCGGAGGCCGGCAAGCGTGTGCTGCTCGTCGATTGGGACTCGCAGGGAAACGCGACGAAGCACTTAGGCCACGTGGTAACGGACCCCAGAAATACGATCGACGGATGCCTTCAGGGCCAGGCCGTGGGAAACCCAATTGTTAAGATTTCGGAGAGGCTTTCCCTCCTCCCGTCAACCCGGGAGCTGCAGTTTGCACCCGAGCGGCTAGGCGGGCGCCCTAGCGGCGCGTCCCTCCTGAGACGCCTCCTAAAGCCCCTAGAAGCCGACTACGACCTGATCCTGGTGGACTGCCCGCCCATCATTCCGTTTTTTGGTTACAACGCCTTGACGGCGGCCGACTACGCCCTTGTTCCTATGAGCACCCAATTTTTCGGCGCCTACTCACCCGAGGGGGTCCTAGAGGCTATTCGGGAGATCCGCGAAACGACGAACCCGAACCTCCAGCTAGCCGGCGTCGTTGCCACCATGTTCAACCGTCGGCGCCGGGGCGACAAAGCGGCCTTAGCGGCTATCCGGCGGGAGTTCGGCGACCGGGCTTTTAAAACCGTGATCCGCTCGAACGCCAGAGTCGCCGAGTCACCGGGCGCCGGCCAGACGGTGTTGGCCTACGACAGCGGCGGCTATGGAGCAGAGGACTACCGGGCGCTCGCCGCCGAGGTGTTGCCAGTATTTCAGTAAAATAGGTAAAATACGACAAAGCATAAAAAGAGTTGAATTATTCGAAAGGCCTGACAGTATTTCGGTCTTGAAAGGAATCAAAAAATGGCAAAAAAAATTGACGATCAGTACGCGGCCCCCATCTCTATGTCTGACATCCGGGCCCTCTCAGGGAAGCGAAAGGGCGCCCCGGCCGAGGCCGAACTTCCGTTCCCCGACGGCAAGCTCACCTCCGTCACCCTTCGGGTCAACGGGCGTATTTATAACGGGATCAAGGCCGTCGCCCACGGCCGGGACGAGTCTATCGGGATCGTGGTAAACAAGGCACTTCACGAGTACCTGGACCGCACGAAGCCCGGCGAGCTGGAGACGTTAAAAGGAAGTTGCTAGAGAGCGAGGAGAAGACCCGTCGGGCGAAAGAGGAGCTGGGCATATGAAGGCCTGGTAATTTAACTCCGGCCGGTTTAAGGTCGCGGCAATGAAAAATCAAAATGACGCTAAGGGGCGCGACGCGGCGGAGGCGATCCGGTTAGCCTTGAAGCTACTAAAGAGGAGCGAGGACGACCCGGCGGCGCTAGACTTAGTGAACAGGCTAGAGAGCCAAGGCAGGGTGCTTGTGCGCCTGAAGGCCGAGGCGGCGGAGGCGATAGAGGCCCTGAGGCGTGCGGACGCTCGGCCCGGAGCCGCGGCCGAGCG